CCAGCTATTACTCCTGCAGGTTTATTTGCTCGTAATCTCCATTTCATAAATTGAGGTCTACCTTTTACACCTCTTCTCCCTTTTTCAGATCTTACCCAAGTTTCAGGTGGATTTAATTTTTCCCATACAGTTCTTAACTGTTCTCCTTGACCACATTGAGGTACTAACTCAGCTTCAGTTTTAGTGAATGAATTACAGTATCCAGGTTCTGGTACTTCTCCTAAAACTTCTTGTATAGTAGGTGCTGGATTCCAATTCAATCTAGGAAAAGCAAGACCTCCTTTATGCGCCATAAAAAAGAATCTTCTACGACTATGATTTAAATTAGTGTACTGACCGTCAAGTAAGAAATGAGTAACATTATATCCTAAGTTTATAGCTTTATTAGTAAAGTCGTCAATCATAGGACGACCTCCTGTTTTAGCATATACTCTAGGAACAGATTCAATCGCTAAAGCTTTAGGCTGAAGTTTTTCTAGGAGTGAGAATACATCTGACCAAGCTTCAATGCGAGGGTCATCTCTCCAATCTAAATCTTTACGACCTCCTGTCCCTAGAGTAGACCAAGGAGCACACGGAGGATTACCATAAACGAAATCAACTTTACCTTCGAAGTCTTTTATCGGCCAATTAGGAGGTCCAGAAAATACTGGTATTTTAGGTCGATTTAAACTAAACGTATCAGCGCCATAAGCACCTTCGCCTTCAAAATGAGCAAGAACATTGAAGTGTTGTTCAACCCCTAAAGTAAATCCGCCAGCAAAAATATAGCTTCCTACTGCGTTCATAGTAATGCTCCTTTCTAAAATCTATAATAATAAAATATTCAAAAGTTAAAACAAAGATTTTTCTAAAGTTTTTTGCGCCATGTAAAAATACCATGTTTCAGAGTATTGTTCTCCGTTTTTCTTTTGTAACATTAAATCAATAGTTTCAAAGTTTTGAATTTTAAATCCAGATCTTATTAATAAACTAGCCCACATTTCTTTAGGTAATATAGAGTAGTGATTTTGTTTATGTTCTTGTATTGCAGGTTGTTCTGGTGCTGGCATTTCTAAATATAAATAACCATCTTTTTTCATAATTCTGTTAAACTCTAATAAAGTTAAGTAAGGAAACGGGCTATGTTCTATACAGTGTCTACACCATATATGATCAACATAATGTTTATCTAATCCTGTAAAAGTCATATCTGTTTCCCTAAAAGGTGTTTTTGTTTCAATTAAATTATCTATGTCTTTTTTAGCTTTAGTAATTCCTAACGTATTGTGATAACCTTTTTGCGCAAGATATTGTTGAAATAAACCAAAACCACAACCTACATCAAGTATTTTATCTTCTTTTGATATAGAAAATCTTTCTAAAAATACTTCAGCTTGTTTTCTTACAATGCTATCATGCATGTTAGAATAAGGTTCTTCATAAATCTCAGAGTCAATGTGATTTAAAAATAGATCTAATATTTCTTTTCTTGTTTTCATATCGGATAATTATATAAACCTTGTGGATTTACTATGTATAGATTATTCTTTGTTCGAGTAATTCCTACATAAAAAACACGATGTTCATCATCAGATTCATTAATTATGTTTTTCCATGTAGCGTAAGATACATCTGTTAATAACATTACATTCTCAGCTTCAGCACCTTTACTTCCATGTATAGTGCTTAATCTAATTCTAGGCTCATTGTAATATAAATCACCGGTTCTTTCTAAAGCTTGATAATAATACTTATCATCTTCAGGTATTAATCCTAATACATCTTCCCATTTACCTTCAGCTAATAAGCCATGATTTGCTTTTAAATCAACATAGCTATAAGTTTTTTGTTGATCTAAAGTATTACCATTTTTAAATCCTCTTCTAATACTTTCTCCTGTTCTCATACAACTATATAATTTCATAATAGAATCATAAGGTATTTCTTTTCCCTCGCATAAATCTAGCCAAGCTCTAATCGCAATAACATGTTTATTAGCTTTAAAACCACCAAACTTTCTTTCAAATACATAACCCTTTTGCTTTAAATACTTTTCTATCGGATATAGTTGATAATTATTTCTAGCTAATATTAACCAGTTTCCCTCTGACATATCAGCATACTCATAAGATTCAATATAATTTACTGATCCCTGTTCCTCGGTACTAGACCAGTCTTTATCGTATCTTTGCATAATTCTTTTAGTAACTTGATTCGCTAAATCAAAGACACGTTTCTTCAATCTATAACTAAAAGGCAGTATTCTAATTTCTCCGTCAAGGTTAAGAAAAGTAGAAACATCTGCTCCTGCCCACTTATAAATAGCTTGATCGTCATCTCCTGCTATGTAAATAGTTTTTACAGATTTAGATAATTTATCAATAACTTTCCATTGTAATCTAGTTAAGTCTTGTGCTTCGTCAACAAATAAAACATCTATATCAGGAGTAAATTCAGAATCTAAAAAATAACTTAACATATCAGTGAAGTCAAGAAGATTTCTTTTCATCTTAAAGTCAACAAGTGTATCTGAGAATAGTTTCTGTTCTTCCCATAAATAATCACATTTTAATTCTCTCCATGTATCTTTAAGAGGGCACATTTTGGCCCGTGCTAACTGATCGCAAAATAACATACGATCTCCTAAACTAGCACCACTACTAACTATTTGTTCTTCGTCAACATCTCCTGTCATATCTATTCTTAATATCTTTTTAAATTCTGTAATATGTAAACCTTTAAATATTCTTTCACTATTTAATCCTAGAGATCTAAAACATAAACTATGAAGTGTTCTAAAGTTATCTAGTTGATCTTTATCTATTTCTTTAAATTTAGATAGTGTTCTATCTCTAGCTTCTTTTATCGCTCTGCGAGTAAAAGACACAAATCCTATTCTTTCAGGTAGTATGCCGCCTTCTATTTCTTCCTCTAATATATTTAAAAGTGTAGTGGTTTTACCAGTGCCAGGAGGTCCTAGTATAATCTTAGTCTTGTCTTTCGAGAGCATTTCTAAAAAAATCTATTGTACTATCTAATCCACTCTCTAATGAAACTTTCGGAGACCAATCTAATAATTTTTTTATTTTATTGATATTAGGTCTTCTATGCATAGGATCGTCAGGTGTGGGGTTATCACTTTCCCAACCAGGTGCGTTAGTTTTATCTGCTATTATCTCTGCCATTTCAACTATTGTATATTGATCTGGATTTCCTACATTAAATATTTCTTTATAGTCGCTTTCACAAATTTTAATTAAACCTTCTATTGTATCATCAACATAGCAGAATGATCTAGATTGAAAACCATTTCCATACATGATAAGATTTTCGCCTTTTAATCCTTTAGTAATAAAATTAGATATAACTCTACCATCGTTTATAGCCATATAAGGGCCATATGTATTAAAGATTCTAGCTATTCCAATATTAGATTTTAATTTATTAATTGATTCATAAATTAAAGCTTCAGCAACTCTTTTACCTTCATCATAACAAGCACGAGGTCCGAAAGAATTTACGTTTCCCCAATAAGTTTCTACTTGTTCTGGTAATTGAGGATCTCCATAAACTTCACTTGTTGAAGTATGAAGTACACGAACATTACCTTGCTCTAAAGCATATTGTACAATGTTTCTTACTCCTGTATAACAAGCTTCTAAAGTTTGAAAAGCATGAGTTTTATAATGATCTGGTGAAGCAGGACATGCTAGATTATAAATGTAATTTATACCCTTCTTATTATGATCTTTTAAAAACATGGAAAGATCTGTCTTTACAATATCTTCTTCATAAAAATAATAATTTTCATGTTCAAATACATTATATTGACTCCCTGTAAGAAAGTTATCTATTCCTATTACTACATAACCTTTATTCAAAAGATTTTCACATAAGTTCCTACCTAAAAATCCTGCTGCCCCTGTTACTACAACTGTTTTCATTTTTCTGCCATTCTCCTTATTATATTCATCTGTTTTTCAGATATCATTACTTTTTCTTTATACTTTTCAATTCTTTCTTCTTGATCTGAAAGAAAGTTTGATTCCCAATCGCTGATATTATCTCTATTTATTTTTTCAATTAAACCTATTAATTCATCATACTCATTAGAATTCATAATTTTAATTAATTTTTTAGGTATGTCTCTAGGCGGTTTAAGCTCAATATCTTTATTAACTAAATGAAAGTAAATAATTCTACAAACCTGAACGTCTGCTAAAGCATCATGCCAATCGAAATAAGATATATTAAAAAAATGTTTGTAAGTTTCTTCTAACTTAGGAAATTTATAATCATCAAAATCACTTTCTAACTTTATAATGTCTTTTGTACTCATCATAGTACAATGTAAATTTTTAGGTTGTCTAAAAGATTTTTTTAAATAACTAAAATCTCTAGCAATAATTTGTAGATCGAAAGATAAATTATGAGCAACTAATGTATGTGCGCAAGACGCCATACTATTAAAAACTGATAATGCACTTATTAAAGGAACGCCATACTTACTAGCTTTTTCATTAGATATACCATGTATATCTTCAGCTTCTTTAGGAATAGACCAGCCTTCAGGTTGTATAATCATTGAACATTGATTTACAACTTTCTCATCTTCATCAACTAACTGTGCAGCTAATTGCACTAGATGAGGTTGCTCTACATTAGTAGCTTCTAAATCTCTACGCCAAAGACCATTTGTCTCTGTATCAAAAAATAAATACAAAAAAATCCTTTCTTAATTATTTTTTTGAAGTGGCTCTTGCCCTTCTAAAAGCTTCTTTAGTAGGTGCACCCTTTGCTCCTTTTTTTCGCATTTTAGCACCTCGCTTTCTTTTAGCATGAATGTTAGCCCATAAACCTCGTTTCATTCGTTTACCTCTATTCCTACTCCTTCAACTTTTACAATAATATCTTTTTTAGTGCATACTTTACAGTTACAAATAGCACAGTTATTATCGCAAATACAAGTCATTTCACTATGACATACACACCCACATTTTTCGCACCTTTCCTGTTCCATTAGAATTCTATCTCCTGTTCTTCATCTTGTATCTTAGGCTTTGTAAATTCCTCTTCTTGTCTCTTAAACTTAGCCATAGACCATAGATTAACGTGTTTACCCTTAATCTTCTTGGTTAAATGTTCAGCACCAAATTCCTTTAAATGAGCAGTTACTTCATGTAACTTAAATTCTTTGAATCTATGTTTCTCTAAGAATTCCATAAAGTCATTAATTCTAAACATTGTTACGTTATCCTGCGTTACCGCATGACCTCGTAACAAGTCTTCTATTATATCAGAAGAAGTGCTTCCTGTACAAAATCTTTCGCATAATTCTAGTAATCTTCCTCTATTAGAACTATCTGAATTTACCTCTACAACCTCCATTCTAACCATTAATTCGTTAATTGTTTCAAGCCAAAGTGGTTGAGCTACGATAGGCATGAGAGTATTCATGTTCTCGAATACCACTCTTTGAAAGTTTTTTTGATTAATAATCTCTAAACTATCGATAGGTCCTATTCTCTGATCATTAACAGTAACGAAATAAGTAGGAGGATCTGTATTAATTTTAGTTATACCACTAATTGCTGGTAAGTTTCCATTATCGCTAATACCAAACTTACAAGTTAAACAAACTGGTTTATTACAGAACGCATTAATTGGTTGTTCTGAACACATATAATTGTAATCTTTTTTCTCTAATGATTTAATAATTGTTTGCACTTCTTTAGATTTTAAAGGAGGTTCCATGTAATTGTGATTGTATTCTTCTATCTTCTCTTCCCATTCGTCAGGGTGTGCTTTCTTTAAATATACTCCTATGTTATATAATGAATTGTTTCTTGTGCCTTGAGGAAATCCGTGTTGTAGTAAATATTTTAAACAAGGAGGTCCGTCAGGTAATAATTTTTTATTTTCTTCCTTAAGTTGTGGAATTTTAATTTCGTCAACACTATCTATTTTTCTAATGTTAGCAAGTTTAATAAAAGCTTCAGGATCTGTTATATGTTCTCCGTTATAAATAGCGTATCTAGTAGAACGCTTTCCACCAAAGTAAGGCATATTTATCCAGTTTCCTACATCTCCTCGATCTGTAACTAGCTTTACTTGTTTAGGAAATATCTCAGCACTAGGCTTTCCAAGTGCTGAAGTTATCTGTCTTAGTTTATCCACTACTAATTTTGCAGATACTGCTTTATTAAAAAATAAATACAGATGAATTCCACCAGATTTAGTTAAACAAGGTATGAAAGGGGATGTTCCTAGGCTCTTTGATAAAGTATCTACGTCTAAGTCGTATTCGTCAATATCAATAGCTGCCCATAAAACTTTAGCATCATCACGAATAGGAACTACACCTAGGCCTTGCATGCCTAATAAATGTAGTTCCCATTGCTTCGTTGTTAGTTTTTCAGGTATTGTTCTAGCAGTACCAGATTGTTTTACTCCTGATTGATCTGAGTCAACATCATATCTACCATAAGCACGATCTAATCCACTAAATAGACTATGAAAGTTTTCTGCAAGCATTAAAAGGGAATATCATCACCGTCAACTGCTGCAGCTCTTTTCTCACCACTTTTAATAGATTCAGATAAAGCTTTTGCTTCTTTATAGATATTAGGGTCAGATATAGGCTTAGCATCTCCTACTCTATAAATAAACCAAGTTCCTTGATCGTTGTCTTTCTCAGTAGTTTCTATTTCCCATTCGTAATAGAATGTAGGAGGTTCTATCATCTTACCACCTATAACTTCTTTTTGAAGTTTCATTCTAGTTAACCAATTTCTAGAAACAGTTAATAAAGAACTAGTCATAGACATAACTGCTGGTTCGTAAGAGCCATCTTCATTCACTACTAATACATAGTGATCAGCTGTATCAGCAAGTTCATTACCACTAGGAAGTATGAATTTACCTTTATCATTCTTAGTAAGATCAGTAGGTCTAGTTTCATGGGCTTGTACGAAACCACCTCCTTGTTCTCTAGGTATCCATTCTACATATGATTTTATAAACTCACATGGTACTACTCTAATTTTTCCCTTATAGAGAGTATTAGTTACAGTATTAAAGATATCTCCCTCTTCAGCACCGTCAATATACTTATCGTCTTTCTTTTTTCTTTGAGGACTACCAGATTGCACAATCGCTAATCTAGGAATACTCATATCTTCAGTCTTTACATTCTGAAGACCTTTACCAGAATCAGCTATAATTTCTTGCTGTAACTCAGCTAAAACTATATTCTGTTCTTCTTTTTTTACAACTGTCTTTTGCTCAGGCATTTATTTTTCTCCTTTCGATAATTTTACTTTAGCCAAAGGTGTTTCATACCAATTAAATAAACCATCTGGTATTTCTTCACCCTTATTTCTCAAGTCTTTAAAAGTAGCTTTTAAAGTTTGAGGGTGTACAGTAGCTTTTTCTAAATAACTATCTTGACCATTATCTTGTAAAACTCCTTTAATTCTTTCAGCTTCTTCGTGCTCTCCACGTGCAAACGATATAGTTATATCATGTTTAATAATATCACCTAGACCGTTATTATCTAACCACTCTAAAGCTTCTTTTCTCTTAGATTCGTTTATACTAGCATAAAGTTCATCTTTAACAGCTATTTCCGTACCATCGTCCATAACGAACTTACTTATATTTAAAGACATCATGGCGTCTGGTATTTCTTTTTCTCTGATATCCTTTAACTCTTCATACGATTTACTAGCTAAAGATTTATAATCAGAGTATTCTCTTTCTTTGTTAACTAATCTACGACATATAGATGTTAATTTAGAAAGTTTTTCGTCAGTAGGTATTTCCCTCTGTTTTTTAGCGTCTTCTTCTAGACTACTAAATATTTCGTTACTTGACATTATCTTTCTCCTTTCTTCCGAATAAGTCAATAGATACTGAATAATAAGCTTTAGTTTGCTTATCCCATTTCAATAACTTAATGAAGCCATTATTAATATCACCAGCTACCATAGCCGTTATAGCAATCGCAGCGGGATCTCCCATGGCTAATATATAGTCTTCATCTGTAAAGTCTTTTAACTTTTTTCTAACAGTTATTACTGCTCGATTAGATGAAAATACTATTTGACTACCGAAAGGAAAGATTACGTCTAACTCACCATATCTTGCGGCTGGCATAACGTTTACAGATGGATTCTCTTGTACTATATATACTCTAGAACTCATTGTTTCTCCTTTCTTAATTATTCGATATAGTATAAATTAATTTTTAAAAATAAACAGAAAGAAAAAATAATGACGCAAGTATCTTTTAGTGATGATGAATTTATAGATTATAAATATAAAACTAAACCATTTAAACATCAATGGGACGTGTTTAAAATGTCTCGTGATGAAGAATATTATGCCTTGTTTATGGAACAAGGAACTGGTAAATCTAAAGTAATAGTAGATACTATTACTCATTTAGCAAGAAAAGGTAGCATAGATAGTGCTATAATAGTAGCACCTAAAGGTGTTTATAGAAACTGGCTAAAATTAGAAATACCTATACATATGCCAGATGATGTCCTTGATTCTATTTACATGGAGATATGGAATCCTACTGAAACTAAGAAAAACATAGAAAGATTAACTAAATTTATGAAAGAAAACCACGATGGTTTAAAAGTATTTATTATTAACATAGAAGCTTTTAGCACGTTAAAAGGATTACATTATACTCAAAGATTTTTAAATGTTCATAAGTCTATGGTAGTTATAGATGAATCTTCTACTATTAAACATAAGACTGCTCGAAGAACTAAGAACTTATTAAAAATTTCTAATATGGCAAAGTATCGTAGAATACTTACAGGAACACCAGTAACAGCAGGACCTGTAGATATATACACTCAAATGTCTTTTCTTTCAGATAATATTTTACAGTCTTCGTTTTATGGTTTTCGTAATCGATACTGCGTGCTTCGTAGAAGAACAATAAATATGAGAACATTTGATGAAATAGTAGATTATCAAAACTTAGATGAGTTGCAAGACGTAATTAAACCTTACTCTTATCGAGTAACTAAAGCTGAGTGTTTAGATTTACCAGATAAAATTTATATAAAAAGAGAAATAGAGATGACTTCAAAGCAAAAGAAAGTATATGACATACTAAGACGTAAAGCTTACATAGAGTTATCGGAAGAAAAATCTGTATCTGCTCCTCTAGTTATTACAAGATTACTAAGACTACAGCAGATTATGTGTGGCTTCGTAAAGTATGATGATGGTAAGTTAGAGGAAATAGATAAGGTAAACCCTAGAATAACTGAGTTAATACAAGTATTAGAAGAAACAGAAGGTCAAGTTATAATCTGGTCTAACTATACTAGATCTATTCAAGACATAGAAAACGCTATAAAAAAGAATATGAAAGATAAAACTTGTGCTACATATTATGGAGATACTAAATCGGAAGATAGACAAGAAATAGTTTCACAGTTTCAAGCTGGTGAAATAGATTATTTTATAGGGCAACCTAGAACGGGTGGCTATGGTCTTACTTTAACTAATGCTAAAACTGTTATCTACTATGCTAATAGTTATGATTTAGAAGTAAGACTACAATCTGAAGATAGACCTCATAGAATTGGTCAAACTAATAAAGTTACTTATATAGATTTTGTAACGCCTAAAACTATTGATGAAAAAATATTTGAATCTCTTAGAAACAAAAAGTCTTTAGCAGATAGTATTACAGGAGATAATTGGAAAGAATGGATTTAATATTCTTTATAATTTTTAATTAGAAATTCTTCTATCCAAGCCATTCTATCGTCCATTTGAACGATTTTTTCTTTTATTACAGCTATATCTAGTTGCATTTGAGTAACACTATCCACTTTATTTTCAACTGCTTCTAGCCTAGATTTCCACATACCCCATGTCATAGCAAATCCTACTATCATTACGATGTACGGAGTAGCTGTTTTTAGGTCAATCTTCATAGTTTTACTTTACATTAGCCGACATATTATTCAACGGATTATTCAGTGCCTTATTTATCTTTAAATCTAAATTATCTTCTAATATTTTTATCTCATCTAATAATTCTCTAGCATCTTCTTTCTGTCGATCTTCTACATCATTTACGATTTCAGTTATATGTCTAATATCGCCTTCCATTTGGCGTAAATCTGTTTTTAAATCATCTTTTAATTCTTTTGCAGTAGAAGCAACTAAGCTTACTTCTTCTAATATCATAGATATTTCAGTTTTTATCATCTCTAACTCTTGCTCTACTAGAGCAATTTTTTTATCAAAACCACTAAGATCAGGAGATACAAAATTTTGTATTTGTGCTTTCATATCTAAATAATCGTCATAAAATTTATAAGCAGACCAGCCTCCACCTATAATAGCCCCTAATAAAGACAGTATAATAAAGAATTTACCGCCACTAAACTTTATACCTTGATACTCAATACTGGCCATTAATCATTCGTTCCATAGTGTTGTTTTGTGAATTGTTGAACAATATACCATATTTGTCTTCCAATGTCTTTAACAAATATTCTTCTACATTAGTGTCTTGAATTACAGATTGAGCATCGAAAAAAGCTTTTGTATCTCCTAGTATTTGCATAACTATTAACGTTTTCATTTGATTTGATTCATCATATCTAGCTTTATCGTCAATCTTCTTTACTATTTTAGTAGCAGCTTTTTCTTTATTTGATAATTTAGGTTTAGATGGTTTCTCTTCTTCTATCTTTTCTTCTTGATCTTCTTCTTTTTGTACTGTTTGTGGCGTTTCTTGTTCTGGTTCCTGTAATTCTTCTTGAGATTCTTCGATAGTTTCTTCTTCAGGCTCAGCTTCTACAACTTCTATTTCTTCTATCTCTATTTCAATCTCTAATTCAACTTCTGTTTCTACTTCTACAATTTCTACTTCAGGTTCTGGTAACTCTAATTCAAATTCAGCTATCTCTAATTCAACACTTGCAAAAGTAATTTCTTCAGGTTCTGGCTCAATCGGAGTAAAATTTATTTCTCCGTCATCAACACTAATATCGTTAAACTCAAAGACTTCTTCTACAAAATCTAATTCAGTAGGGTCAAAAATATTTAAATAATATATTTGTTCAAGAGTAGTTATCTCTTGTTCTATTAATGTAGATACTACATTATATAAAACATTTACAGTTACGTCATCAAATAGAGGGCCTATAGCTAAGTTTATATCTCTACCTCCTACTTCTATAATAACAGTGCTTATAGTGCCAGAAAAATCAAAAGAGCCGTTATAAGATTGATAACCTGAGGCTACGCCAGTTTCCGATAATATATCTGTTCCTTGAAATATATTAGTTTTTCCGTTACGACCAGTAATATGCATGTATATTCTATCTTGAGCATCTCGTTTATCTACTTCAATTGTATATCTTACCTCTCCACCTCTTTCTATGTTAAGATCTGAAATATCTACGCTGTTTATGAAAGTTGTACCCATGCCTGTTACGCCCATACTAGATGTAGAATTACCACTACCAGTAATCTGAGCACACTTATCAGTTCCTAATTGACCGCAAGTATTACCCGAGGGCATGGATGCTGGACCCTGGCCACCCCAATCAATATCCATATCGCCCTCTTTATTAGAAATTACATAGTTATTATCTCCGTCTAGGATGTTTCCAGAATCTTCGTTTGTAACAGTTTGAGTAGTGGTTGTAGTTGTCGTAGTAGTTGTCGTAACTATCTCTGTTCCTAAGTCTTCTTCAGTTATTTCTACTTGTATATCTTCGACTACAGTAACGCCAGGTTCACATAAACCTTCGGTGTTAGGAAGACATACGTCAGCTCTAGAATAAGAGCAGTAAAGAAAGAGCCATAAGGCCAAAATTCTTAAGACCATCGTTATCTCCTGTTGGTTGTTCTTCTATTTTTTGTGAAACATACTCTGGTTTATATTTACTTCCGTCTGGTATTTCATCAGGGTTATTAGACCAATACTCTTGAGCTTCTATTCCGATAGAGCCTTTCGCAGGGCACGGGGTGCCAGCATCTGTCATAGCGTCCCAAACACGAGGGTCTTGGCACAAGACAGACACTGCCGCAACCTTCATACCATAAGCATAAAGGCTACGACTTAGCTTTAGTTTTTGGCATAGCTCATCATCTATTACTATGCCACTAGCAAGTCCTACAATATTATTTTGTACACTTGCTCCTACACCTACTTTACAAATATCAGAATTAGAATTGATTATAGAGGGGGCATTTGCAGTAGGCGGTGTATTATTCGTAACAACCGTAGAACTAACAGTGTTAGTTTCAGCATTAGAATTAATAGAAAAAAACATGACAACGACAGTCATGAAAGCACAGAAGAGATAGAAATAACCTAATTTCATTTTTTCTTCTTATGCTTTTTCCTTAAACTTTCTTTTCCTTTCTTAAATATACTGGCAACTTCTCTTTTTCCCATTACTTTCGCTCTTTGTTCGCCAACAGTAAGGATTTGAATTTTTCGTGCATACGGTTTTTTAACTCTTCGCACTTTTGCGACCGTTTTCCGTGCGTCAGTCGGAGTAGCAAACTTAATACCGACAGTATCTTTAGGGTTTTCATCTGTGTATAATCTTCTACCGCTCCCTTTAGGTTTTTTACCAGTTCCTTTTTTTGGATCTGCCATTACTTTTTAAATTTTTTAATTGCAAGATCTGATATTTTTAGTCCGAATGAACTTGCTATTGCTGCCAATAACGCCCATATATACCAGTCTGGTAGTTCATCTAGAGTAATAAATCCTTCTTTTAACTTTGTAATCCACTCAGGTTTATTTAAAAATATTGCAGCAAAAACTATAATGAGTGGAATCGAGAGTATAATTGTGAACCATTCGTCACGCCAAGAGCTTTGCATATTTTTTTGTGTTGCGATGGCGTAATCAATTTCGCCTTCAGCCATCTTTCTAACATGCGTTTGCTCAGCTTCAGCCATAAGTTTTTTAGTTTCAGTTTTAGTTTTAACAACGTCAACAACTCCTTTTATTATCGTAGGAACTAAATTTAAAAGCATTAGACGTTCCTCACAATATTAGCTAAATCGTTTGCTCTATTAGGAGTTTGTTTAGCCCAACGACTATCTAACATTTCTACAGAAGCTGTAGTATAGTCTTTATTTTCTAGTGCAGCTTTAAATTTTTTAAATCCACAAAGACGAGGATATCCTAATTGAAAACACATCTCTATAATAACTCCGTATATGTCTTCTGGATGTTCATCTTTATTAATAAATTTATTAGCATCTTCTACAGCTGTTTGAAAATCTTTTTCAAAATATCGCATAACGATATCATCTGAGTATTCTACTCCTTCTTCTAAGTCATCAGATTGTAATACTAAGTGCCCTACACCAAAAGTTTTAAGACCTAAAGAATCTTTGTATATCTTATTTATTTTACCTTCGTGTTTTATTATTCTTTGTTTAATTGCTTCCAAAATAACACTCTCCGTTCTTTTTTACGAATAGCAATTTTACACCATATTTATCTTGTTTGCTAGTAGGTTTTCTACATATCATTTGACCATTCTTCTTTCTAAATGTTTCACTTTTAATATCTACGCCTATTAGTTCCTTACCATTAAATATAACTACGTCTATAAAACCAGTAACATGTACATTTTTAAAAACATGATAACCTTTTTTTAGTAACCAAGAAATCGCTGAATGTTCAGCACTAGTGCCTTTTACTACTTTACTAAGAAACACTAGTTAAATATCTCTAACGAACCTACACTTTCTACTATTTTATCGACCATTGAAGTTTTTTTAGGTGGTTCTTGATCTGCTTCAATCGCTTGAGTTCCTGACACAGCGGTTACTGTTCCTAGTTTTTCTTGATCAAGTAATGTTTTTATATATGTTTCTACATCTAATACGTTATCCATATAGTCTTCAGCACCAAATAATTTTATTGCTTTAGAAATTCCTCTTAAGATTGTTCTTTTTCTATTCAAAGGACCGAAACCTATATCAAGTGCTGCTCTAGTTATTACTGGTTCTTTTTCTATTTCTGTAATTTTTCTTTGAAAATTTAATAAAATATTTCCAATATCGTCAAAAGCACCTATAAATTTAGCACCTCTTTGTTCACCAAAGATATTTAGTAACATTTCTCTATTGTTATTAGTTTTCAAAAACTCTATAAGCTTAGCACCGTCAAATGCATACATGCCAGCTCTAGCATCATAAGATGTTGTAGCATCGTAAAATTCTCTTAAAAAGAATTTTTGAGTTTGTCTACGCACTTCTTGTGCTAGTGGTGCATCTCCTGATTTAATAATACTAATTATTTTATTAAATTGAGTAGGATTTTTTTTAAAATAATCTAAATAATTTGCAGGATCCATACTAGTAAATTCTTCATATTCTTTTTTTACTCTTCCTAAAGCACTTTCTTTTCTTTTATTCATTGTTTTAACGTATTGATCAAATTTTCTAGGAGATTGCATTAGTTTCATAATGTTTCTATTTTCTCCTGTAAAAAAATTATCTATGTATTTGTTTGAAGCAAACCACTTATCTGCTTTCTTAGCAAGTTCGCTTGAAGGAATACTTAAATCACCTAAAACATTTTTTATGTAATCATCTATTATAGCTTGTTCAAATACTGCTTTTTTAGCTAAGTTAGGAGTTTGATTTAAGATACTTGCCATCTCAATAGCAAATCTTTCATTAGATAGCACGTGGTTTATAATATGACCGTCTGCTAATTTTACTTTGCCAGATTTAGATTGTATGAATAATTCATTAATAACATTATTATCGAAATCTTTTCTTAGATTTCTTAAATTATCGTAACTAGCAAATAATTCATTAGCATCATTTTTACTTAAATTTTTATTAACTCCTCTTCTTAGATCTCTTCTTAACGCAGATAATAACTGTCTAAACTCTGCTTTTTTAGCATCTGGTACATTTTTTAATGCGGCAGAAAAACTATCTGAAGATAAAGCATCTACATACTGTATAAGCTGTTGAGTTTGTTCTAAGCTTAATGTTTTAGTTTTTCTACCCTCTTTAGTAAAATCTAAGAAATTTTTAAATATGCTATATTCAGCACTTTTAGGATCTAATTCTCTTAAGAAGCTTCTATTGTTATCTATTAAATTTAAAGTTTTTCTAAAACTACTTAAAGTAACTAAATTATTAGTTATCTCTTCAGAGTAATTACCTAATATTCTAGATACGTTATTTTCAATTGCTTCTAATTCAGTGTTGAGTAATTTTTTTTGTTGATTAAATATATTTGTAACGAAGTTAGTATTTTCTAATAAATCTATACCTCCGTCAGAACTTTTATTTATTAAATCATATATTTTACTAAAACTTGAAAAATCTTGAGTATAATTATCTAATATTTTTTGAGTATTTTTTTCTAAACCTTCACTTACTCCTGTTTGTATATTCTCTCCTAACTCACTTACTACTTGAGTTTTAGGAGTGGGTTCTTCTCCTAAAATTTTAGTTGTATATTCTTCTAAACTATTTTGAGATAAAATTATTTTTTGTTTATAAGCTTGATTATATTTATCAGCTAATTCAGGTATTTTTTGTATACTATTTTCTTTTGCAAGTAAGTCATAACTACCAGTAGCTTCTCCTAAAGTTAATTGAACTTTAGCTGCACTATTACCTGTTACTTCTTGTATGTCTTTATTAATCTCATCTAGTTTATTTATAGTTGTAGAACCTGATTCAATAGCTGCAGTGCTTTCTTCTACCTCAGCATCAGTAAGTTTTTGTTTAGGAGATCCTAATTTTCTCATAACAAACTGGTATGCTTTATCTGCTATCTTAGTTAATAACGCTGTACTTACTCCTACAAATGCTGCATCTGGTAGAGAGTTTATGAATCTTTCTCTAAATTCTTCTGCAGTTACTTCTTTTCCTGCTAATTTTTGATTAGTTATATAAGCACCCATTTGAGCTACTGACTCTACAAGCCCTGCAGCTAAACCGGCTCCTACTGGTCCGCCTTTAGCGTATGCTGGTATTTCTAATAAAACACTTGCAATATCTTTAGTAAAGTATCCTAGATCGCCTTCAGAAAATCCAGGCTCATTTACAACTGACCAATTACCATCTCCTACTTTATACAATAATAAATTTTCATTTACATCTACATTAAATCCAGCATCTTTTAATTCTTGAATTCTGTTTATATCTCTAGTCGATTCTGGTTCTAATTCACCAGCATACGCCATTTGAATATCTTGACCAGGGTTAAACGTTTGAATAACATTTCCTACATATTCTTTAATTATATCTGGACCCATGTTTGAAGAAGCGCCGTACATTAGATTGTACATGAAGTTAGCATAACTATCAGTTTCTTGACTATTTAACCCTAGCATTTTTAAAGACGTAGTTTTACTAGGTACAAAATCTCCTAAAAATTCTAATTTAACGTTTTCTGGTACTACTGCATTAGTGAACTCTTCTGTTCCTGGTTGTAAAGGAAATTTAAATCTTACTTCTTTTTCTATTAAGTATTGTTCTAATTCTTTATTGTAATCGTCAATGCCTTGCTTCATGACGTCAACATCGTAGCCTAAAACACTTGGTTGTTTTTCTTCTTTCGCTGTAGTATCTAATTCATTTATAAGTGTGTCTAGTTCAGATGTGCTTGAATTTTCTATTTTTTTTAATAATTCTTTGGACATTTTTACTCAATATCAACATCGTAATTAGGATAAAGTTGAATAATAATTGATGTATTAATATCTAAACCTGGATATTTTTGTACCCAAGCGTCATATATAGCATCGCCTGGTCCTGAATCTAATCTTAATATTTCTTGTCTCGCTTTCTCTCCTTCTGCTAAACTTAAAATTAAAGGCGTAGTTAAAGCGTCAGGGTCAGCTGGTAAATTTAAAGTGTCTAATAAGCTTTCAGCTGCCTTACTTTTTGATAAGAATATCTTATCGCTAGGTTCTCCGAATGCTTCAGCAACTTCTACTCCGTTTATAGCTATTAATTTAGTAACATTACTGTATTGTCCGTCTTCTTTTCTAAAACCCCAACTATTCATTTGTTCATCTGTAATTCCTGATTTTTTCCACTCAGCATCTATCTTATCTTGTAAGACAGCGTTTCCATAGTTAGACGCTGTATAATATGTTTTACCATTATACTCTATACCTTTACTTGAAAAGGAAGTTGGTTGTTGATTTATTTGACCATTCTTTATTATGAATTCTCTTTCAGCTTGATTTTTTAAAATATCATATTCTTTAAAAGCTAGTAATTGAGATGAACGTAAACCAAATCCAAAAGCCCCTAAAGGTTTAGATGCTTTAATAACTCTCATATCGTTATCAGATACAGGGTATAAATTTTTAAGATCGTCTAATAAAAGATCAAACACATTAGCTTCTAAATCTTTAAATATTTCAAAATCTTTTACTTCTCTATTAACTATTCCTGCAAGAGTATTAGCAAGATCTGGACTTTTTTGAGCTACAAATTCTACAATAGGCGATAAAAGTTGATCTGCGTTAGTTATACCTTTTTGCCCCTCTAATTGTGAAGCTAATCTAACATTTTCTTGTAATATATTTCTTTGTGTTTGATTTGCCTTAAGATCAAAGTCTGTGAAAATTCTTTTATCTTCACTTTCAATTATAGGAAAATCTTTAGGATCGAATCCTTCTTCTGCTACTTTTTGAGTAGATAAAGCAAAATCTAAATAGTCTGTTATTTTTCCGTTTTCTAATTGAACAGTAGCATAGCCAGGTGTTCCTGACGCAAAACCTAAATCTGAAAAGTAAGGGTCGTTAGGTTTTATCGTATATCTTATTTGTTTAGTTGTTGTTTTATCAGTAGTTTTATTTTTATCTCTATACTTCAATAAGTTTAATAATTTTTGTTGTTCAGCTTCACCCGTTTGAACTGCAGCATTAGCAACACGTGCGAAAGGAGAAGCGAAAGAAGGTGTTCCTGATTCTCTTGCTAATCGTAAAAAGAACTGAGTTCTAGGATCCATTAGTCTATCTTTAAATACTTCTTTACCAGGCGTATCGGTAAATGCAGCACCGTAAAGCGATCCGACATTCTCTGAACCTATTGGTAGTTTTTCAGCTGTAAGTGCGGCGGCCCTAAAAGTATCTAAATCAAAATCAGTTCTACCTGTAAAGATATCTCCTATGCTTCTAACACCTTCTGTAATTGTTCCGAAGATTCCTTTATTATTAGCCCCTAAACTTTCTTTTAATAAATCTCCTTGCTGTTCATTTAAATTAGCTAAACTTATAATATTATCTGCAAGAGCTATTTTTTCTTCGTAGTTTTGAAATTCTTTTTCAGCGTTTTTAAACTTATCTAAATCAGAAAGAATAGAAGTAGCATCTTGAGTTACGTTAGCAAAATCTTCTTGTCTGTCCATTTCAGCGAGAATTTCTTCAGTAGACATTACTTCTTCCATACCAGGAGATCCTTCATTTGCTGCATCATAATTTATTATGGCGTTTTCAAATCTTTCTTCTCCACCATATTTTTCGTAAATACGATCTATACCTTCTTGATTATTTTCTTTTATGAAGTTTTGAAGAATATTAAAATCTTCTTTTACATTTAAAGCCGTTGACATACTACCTCAGCTTTTTAAAATCTACATCTATTTTATTATAATCTACAGCTAAGAAACCATTAACGTTAATAGAAGCTTCTGGCACTTCTTGTGCTATTACACCTTGATATCTATCAGGGTTATTAATATATTTAAATTCATAAATATTTATTCCTAATGGAGATTTACCTACTAATTCAATATCTTCTTTTAAACGAGAATCACTCATCATATAAGCCGATCCAATAGCCCCTGCTATTTGACCGAAAGGAGAAGTCCCTCCTATAACTTGACCTACTGTACCTGAACGCTCTTCGCCGTAAGAACGTATAGGAGCACCTGTAAGAATACTTGATAAGAATCCTAATTGTCCTCTTTCAAATCCTTGTTGTTCTACAAAGTCACGATAATCTTCTAATAACTGTTGTTGTCTTACTGCTTGTTGTAGCCCACCAAATTGAGTGGCAGCGGCCGCTTCTCTTAATCCTGTCTCCCCTAACTGTGCTTGTAAACCAGGAACAGCTTGAGCTGCAGTCAATTGCCCTTGAGCTGCAACAGCACGATCAGTAGCAAATCTATTTGCTGCATCTTGAAAAGCTTGTGCTTGTAATTGAGCTGTTAAATCTCCTGCTCTTTTTGCAGTTTCAGCTTGAAGAGTAGCTTCTTGTATTCCTTGTCTTGCTCCACCAAACGCACCTCTTGAAACAGCTTGTGCTCTAGCTGTTTGTTGTGCTCTAGCAGATTCTTCTTGTAAATTTCTTATTGCGTTATTAGCAACTGTATCTATAAAAGGATTCATATACTGATTCGCAATATCAGTAGTAAATTGAGTTCCTGCTATATTAGCTGCCGCTCTAACTCTATTTTG